TATTTTTCCAATTTTCATTTAAATCAATAACTACATATTTTTTATATTTTTCATCATTAATAAATTCACTCCATATTTTATGTATTTCTTTATCTTTCATTTTTTTTTTTGATTGTGTTATATCTTCATTATAATTTGCTTTTTGTGTTCCTAACCAAGTTCCTAATGTTTTTATTTCTTTATTTTTATCAGTTGTAGATGGTGTTTTATTATTAATATCAATATATTCTTTAACATTTTGTAAATTATTTTTCCAATTTTCATTTAAATCAATATATTTTTTATATTTTTCATCATTAATAAATTCACTCCATATTTTATGTATTTCTTTATCTTTCATAATATTTTTTGATTGTGGTATATCTTCATTATAATTTGTTTTTTGAGTGCTTAACCAAGAACCTAATATTTTCATTTCTTTATTTTTATCAATAGTTGATGGTGTTTTATCATATTTATCAATATATTCTTTAACACTTTGTAAATTATTTTTCCATTTATCTTTTTTGAAAATAACTTCACAATCAATAATACAACTATTAATATCTTTATTAACATTAAAATTTTTAATATTCCATAAAACTTTCACATCATCATTTGTATGTGGATTAATATTAAATCTATTTTTTTTTCTTGGTTTATTAATTTTTTCATTATCATTAATATTATTTTCTTTATTAACAATTGGTTGATAAATATTTTTATCATTTTCAGTTGTTTTATAAAGTCGTAAAATTCCATTATCAATATTTTTTTTATTATAATATTCAATAGGTGTTTCAATTGAATTTGTATGTATCTCAATACATTTATTAACATTTTTTGATATTTTTAAAATTTTATCATCTTCATTATCAATTTGTTTATAATCATTTTCTTGAATTGTATTATCTAAATAATTTAAACTTTTTACTAATTCACCATTATTAATTTTATCAATAATTTTAAATCCTTGTTTTTTAATATTTGCTTTAATTTCAGTAGGTGAATAAGTATTAGGATAATTTAAACATATATCATAAATTTCAGGGTCTTCTTGTTTTAAAGCACTTAATACATTTAAAATACCATTCCAATTACCGCCTTTAGACAGGTCTTCTCTTATTAATTCATCACATTTATTAACATCATTATTACATAATGAATATTTTTCTTTATTAACCCAACAAGGGATTAAAATGGTAGAATTATCTTTTTTAATACCATATTGTTTTCTAACAATTCGTCCAATATTTTGAATAATTTTAACATAAGAAGATTTAGGGTCGACAAATACACACATATTAGCATTTTTTGTATCAACGCCTTCACCAATAGTTTCACAAGAAGAAATAATAAAAATTTCATTATCTTCAGTATTATCAAAATCATTTAAAATTTGTTTTCTTTCTTTAGAATTTCCAGCATGTAAAGCAATAAAAGTTATTTTTTTATATAATTCTTTTTTATCTGGAAATTCTTTATTTAAAATTTTATTGAATGAAATAATAAAATCATTTTGATTAACAAAATTAATAACAGAATAATCACGGTCAGTATTGACATCAGCGTGAAAAGTTAATACACGGTTATTTTTAGTGGATAAAACAGTTCTTGCTATTGTTTCAAATATTGAATTATTTGAATTTTCAACATAAAAATCCAATTGTATAGTAAATGGATTTAAATAATCTTCTAATGTTCCTTTTAAATAAGAATAGTCATAAACTAAATTACCACACATATTATCTTCTAAATCTTCTTTATCATACATTTGTATTCCATTAGTATTTTTTGGTGTAGCAGTATAAAATATTTGTTTTTTAATTAATTCATTTTCAAAAATTAAATTTTGATATGTTTCACCAACAGAATGATGTGCTTCATCAAAATGACATATGTCAATTTTAATTTTTTTTAAATTATCTAATAAAACATTAAAACTTTGATATGTAATTAAAATAATTTTATTTTCTTTAATTTTTAAAAATGTTTTAATATGTTTTGGATTAGTGGTTGAATCGTCTTCACTTGAAATTTTTAATAAAAATTGTTTATCAAAATCAAACATATAATCAGTGTTAAATTGTTCTATTAAAGCTAATGAAGGAAAAACATAAACAATTAAATTTTGATTTTTATTAATTTTACATTTTTTCATAATTAAAGATTTTCCAGTTCCACAAAACATTTTAACAATACATTTATTATTTTTTTGTAATTCATTATATATATTATTATCAGTTTCTTTTTGATAATATCTATAATTTTTTAATTTTTTCATTATATTTATTTTATTAATAATTAAGATTATATAAATCAATTTTTATATAATATATTTTTATTACTTATTATGTTCTTTACTATTTTATAAACTATTAAAAATTTATAAAATAAACATATAATAGTATTTATTCTCTTTATAATTTTCTCATTAAAAATATTTATAAAAGCCAAAAATTTACCATACATTCCAAATCTGTTAATATTACAGTTAATAATAAATCTATTGGAACTAAACAACTTTTCTTTTATAAAGATGGTGATGTTATACATTTTAGCAATTAAAAATAATATAATAAAAAATTGAATTATATATTATAATCTATATTATATATAATAACTAAAAATGACTGAAATTAGTTGTGAATTGTGTGGAAAACAATTTAAAAGAAATTCAAACTATAAACAACATAAAAATAGAAAAACACCTTGTATTAATGAAGATAAATTAAATGATATTATTGATAAAAAATTAGAAGAAAAAATAAAAAAATTAGATATTAAAGAAAATATTATTTATGAAAAAAAACTTGTAAAAGATAATAATATAAACAAAATAAATATACCTAAACCTATCTTAAAATGGGTTGGTGGAAAAACACAAATTTTAGATAAACTTATTACTAATTTTCCTATTGAAATAAATAATTATCAAGAAATATTTTTAGGTGGTGGAAGTGTTTTATTCACATTATTATCATATGTTAAAAATAATATTATTAAAATAAATGGAAATATATATGCATATGATTTAAATGAACCTTTAATTCATATATATAAAAATATTCAATCTAAACATAATGAATTATATGATAAAATACAAGAATTAATAACCGAATTTAATTCTTGCGATAATGGAAAATTAAATAGAAAACCCCAAAATATTGATGAAGCAAAAATAAATAAAGAAAATTACTATTATTGGATTAGAAATAAATATAATAATCTAAGTTCAACTGATAAAAATAATATAATTGGTTCTTCTATGTTTATATTTTTAAATAAAACTTGCTTTAGAGGTGTTTTTAGAGTTGGACCAAATGGCTTTAATGTTCCTTACGGACATTATAAAAATCCAGAAATTATTAATAAAAAACATTTAGATGAAATACACGAATTAATTCAAAATGTTATATTTGAATGTTGTGATTTTAATACATCACTAAATAAAATAAAAGAAAATGATTTTGTATATCTTGACCCTCCATATGCTCCTGAAAAAGAAAGCTCATTTGTTAAATATACTGTTAATGGTTTTAATATTGATAATCATAATAACTTGTTTAAATTAATACATAATTTAACAGAAACAAATAAAAAAATTATGTTAAGTAATGCTGATGTAAAATTAGTTAGAGATAATTTTAATAATAATAAATATAACATTAATTCTATTGTATGTAGAAGAGCAATAAACTCAAAAAATCCAGAATCAAAAACAAATGAAGTTATTATAAAAAATTATTAATCCAATTATCTAATTTTTCAAAATAATCTTTATCATCTCCAAATAATACTAAAATATTATTTTCATTAAATATTTTATTTAATATTACATATTTTTTTTCATTTGATGTTAATTTATCTTTCAAAAAATTACTAACACTAAAACCATAATGAACTTCAAATTCATCACCTAATACTATTTCATATTCTCTTTTTAATGAAGGACCACTCCATAATTTTGTTTCAACAGAACCACTTACATTCTGCTCTTTTTTCTCTAATATTTTAATAACTTTTTTACCTTTATTATATTCAATAATATATGCCTCGTCTGGACATCTAAATAATTCAATATTATATTTATTTTTCATATATATCTTTAATCCATTTTGTGATACAAATACAACTGTTTTATCATTAAATTTTTTTATTAAATAATAATCATATTTATTTTTTATTTTTTTTGAAAAACTACTTTTTATATATCCATCATCTAATAATTTTTTTTGATTATTTGTTTTTTCTTCAAATTTTTTACCATAAAGATTTGTTTTTNAACCACCNGCTCCTGTTCCTTTATTTATAATTTTAGTTTTCTCTTTTTTATTACTAATTGATAATTTTTTTGTTTCATTTATTAAATTATTAATATCATCACTATTTTTTTTATTTTCCATTTTTATTTAATTTAAATAATTATTATTTTTCAATTTTTATTTAATAATATAAAATTTTTATAAAAATAAATTTGATAATATTCGTAATATCATTTTGTATTGGTAACCTATTGATGATAAAGATTAATCAAGATAAAAATAAATGAGAATTAGGAACTCTCATTAAAAATATTTATAAAAGCCAAAAATTTACCATACATTCCAAATCTGTTAATATTACTGTTAATAATAAATCTATTGAAACTAAACAACTTTTCTTTTATAAAGATGGTGATGTTATACATTTTAGTGATTAAACATAATACTACAATTTTTAAATTATTTAACTATTTTAGTTAAAAAAATTGAAAATAAAATAATTAAAATAGTTAAATAATATATAATAGATATTTATAATGACTAATTATACTTGTGAAAGATGTTTAAAAGATTTTACACAAAAATCACATTATGATAAACATATAAATAAAAAAAATCCTTGTCAAAATAATGTGATAAAAGTAGAAAATAAAGCAAAAGAACTTTTAAAAAATACGAATATTGAAGAAAAAAATATTGATTTTAAAAATATTGATGGTTTAAGTTATTTATCAACAATAAAAGATAATATAATTGATTTAATATTAACTGATCCACCTTATATTATTTCAAGAGAAAGTGGTATGAATACTCATTATAATAATGTGAAAGAAAATGAAAAAAATGGAATACAAACTATTAAAACAGAAGAAGAATGGGAAAAATATAAAAAAGATAATAATATTACTAATGATGATAAAAAAAAAAAATATATAAAGTATGGTTCTATATATGGTAAAAAATATTGTGTTAAAACAGATTATGGTGATTGGGATAATAATTTTAAAATAGAAGACCTTGATAAATTTATTGGTGAATATTATAAAAAATTAAAAAAAGGTGGAACTCTTATTATTTTTTTTGATTTATGGAAAATAACTGAACTTAAACAATTAATGGAAAAGCATAATTTTAAACAAATTAGATTTATTGAATGGATTAAAACTAATCCACAGCCTTTAAATTCTAAAACTAATTATTTAACAAATTGTCGTGAAATAGCTTTGATTGGTATTAAAGATAAAAAACCAACATTTAACAGTCAATATGATAATGGAATATATAATTTTCCTCTTCAAGGTGGTAAAAATCGTTTCCATCCAACACAAAAAAGCTTACCTTTATTTGAAGAATTAATAAAAAAACATTCCAATGAAAATGATACTGTTATGGATACATTTTTAGGAGGTGGAACAACATTACTCGCTTGTAAAAATTTACAACGAAAATTTAAAGGATGTGAAATATCAAAAGAATATTATGACAAAATTATGAAACTAATTTAATATTTTTTTTAACCAAATTATTTATAGGAATTTTATATTTTACATAGTAATATATTTTTTTATGAAATTCAATTGGATCATACCAATAAGTATCTTTTTTACAATTTTTATCTTTAATATCAAATAATTTTTTTTCCCAAGGAAATTCAAATTCATATACTCTAAAATATAGTATATTTTTTGCAGAATACAATTTATTATTTTTTTTTTCATCTTTACATATTTGTCTTTTTTGTAAATTACAATGATTACATAATGGTTGAAAATCATATAGTGTTTGTGTTTTTGTATCTAATACTTTTTTATCATTGTATAAATCATTTTTATGATCTACTATTATTTCATTATTTGAACCACATACTATACAATTTTTTTTATTTAATTCATTTTTAATTGATAATTTTATTGGTCTATTTTCTATGTATTTCTTATTCTTCACAGAAAAAATATAAATACCTATTATTCCTTTTCCAGTTTTATGTTTATTTTTGAAATCAATTAATATATTTTTTGGTATTTTATCATCTATATCATCACTATAAATTTTATAATTTATTTTGCCACCATAAACAACTCCATAATTAAATTTTTTATTACACCATCTATCACCAATTCCATTATTACCCCAATCAAGATCTTTATACTTTTTTAATTCTTCTCTTGATATTATATTTTTGTAATTTAATGATAATTCTTTTACTAATTTTATAATATCTATTTTATTTATTTTAATTTTTTTAAAATCATTGATTAATGTTTCCATTTTTATGAATTATTTTATTTACATATAAATTTTTCAATTTTTATCTAAAAATATAAAAAATTTCATAAAAATAAATTTGATAATATTTGTAATATCATTCTTTATTGGAAACTTATTGATGATGAAAATTAATTATTATCATTAAAGATATTTATAAAAAACAATAATTTAACATATATTTATAATTATTCAACGTTATTTTTTACAATTAATTATTTTTTTATAAAGATTAATTATTAATATTTATATAAAGTTATGGATAGAAATAGTAATAAAAAACAAGAAAATATCACAATCAGATCATTAATAACTGATTTTTTTAATGAAAATTTAATTATTTTACAACCCAATTTTCAAAGACAAATAAAAAGATCCGCTGCAGAAATGAATAAAATAATAGAAACATATGTAAGAGAAGATTGTATTCCTAATCTTTTTATAATTGAAAAAAAACATATAGATAAAAATAATAATGAACATATTTTATACGAATGTTTAGATGGACAACATAGATTAACCGCTTTAAAACACTATATTACAAATAAACCATTTAATAATGAATATTTAAGTTATGAATCAAAAAATGGCGAATATGTATTTTTTGATTTAACAGATAAAATTAAATCAAAATTTAATAAACTAAAAATTTTTTGTCGTCAAATGTCAAGTGCAGAAAAAACATTATTTTTAAATACTAAAATACAAATAACATTTATAAGCGATGTTAAAGACCAACATTATTTAGAAAATAATGAATTTAAAAAATTACAAGATGGTGCAAAAATAGATAAGACTGATTTAATTAAAAATTCAGATCATCCAATATCTAATTTTTTAAAAATTAATAATTTAACAAGAAAAGAAACTTTAAATAAACTTTGGAATAAAATTTTTAAATTGCCAGGAATTAATGATAAAAATGAATATAAAATATCTCCATATAGAACAGAATTATCATATATTTTAATTAAATCATTAATTTTATTAAAAACAAAAGATTTTGATTATATTGATAGAGACAATAAATTAATAGCAGATGATATTATAACAAAAAGTAAATTTTACTTATTTGATGTTGAAAATACATATAAAAATTTTTTAATTATTAAACAAAATATAGAAAATATATTTCAAGAAAACAATATAAAAAAATTAAAATATACAAATTATAAATTATTTTTAATTTTATTACATATGTATGATAATAATACTGTTCAAATAATTGAAAAAATAATAAATAATATTGATTTTGAAAAAAAATATACAAAAAAATATTCTCAAGAATATGAAATAATTGAAAATATGATTTGTAAATTTGATAAAAAAAATGTATAAAAATTAATTTAATTCTTTGTAAAAATTTTTTTTAAATAATTTCATTACTTTAATATTATAAGATGAACTATCTAAATGTATAGCATCTTTAATTTTAATAAAATTAGAATTTCTAAAAACATTTTCAATTAATTCAAGATTTTTTATCATCATAAACACAATAAGCCCATTGAGTTAAGCCATACTCACCATTTTTATCACAATAAAAACCAGCACCATTTGAAAATATAAATTTTGATTTTCCAAAATAACCTTTTTCATTTGTATTTGAATATTTTAATGATAATTCATTATTTTTTTTAATTAAATAAACAACAGGATATTTAAATTCATTATTTTTATTTTTAGAAACCAATTTTTTATCTGCCCCATAATTACTCCTATAATAATTAACATCCAATGTATTATTATTTTTTTCTAATAAATTATATATTTCATTAAACACGTTAAACTAATATTTTTTGATAAATCTATTTTTTTATTAAAACTATTATGTGTATAATTTCTACAGATATTTTGATTAAAAACATATCCAAAAGTTAAATGTGTTAAATTTATATTATTTAATAAATCTATTTCTTGATTAAAATACTCTCCAAAAGTTAAATGTGTTAAATTTATATTATTTGATAAATTTAATTTTTTATTAAAATTACATCGATTGTAA